TCTTTGCGTCGATTGATTCCTTTAAAATGTTAGTCGGTTGGAATACCGAGTGGTCTATCAGTAGCTGTTTAGACATACTATTTTCCTTGAATTATTTGTGGATTAGAAAAACCGCTCTTTCTTAAATCATTAGCCATATTAGTAGCATCACCAGCGCTTTTTACAGGAATAATTTTTTCCCCTCTATTGGTTGAAATTGCTACGGCGGCTCCTCCCTCTTTTAATTTAGACTTTATCATTTCTTTGATCTTCTCTTTATTTTCTCCCTCTTCCATTTTGTTCAATCTTTCGATTATGGCAGCTATTTTTTCCTCTTTTGTCATGTCTTGCCACCAGCTTCTAGGAATCACATTGCCGCTTCCTCTAACAGATCCTAGATTTGGAAGCTTAGCAAACGCCGCGTCTCTAGCTGCTTTGTCTGGATCTACCTGTATTGGTTCATCGGTTGTTTGTATTGGCTCTTCTTCGTCCTTATCCATGAGCTTATTTATAACATTGAACTGATAGTCTTTTATATTACTATCTTCTAATTCAACTGTTAACGTACCGCCAATTACCTCTTTAACTATCCCTTGGCCGTCTGGGGTTTTTACTTCCATGCCGGGGTGGTATTCTCTAGAAACGTTCTCCTGAAGCCACTGTTTTAGATTCTCTATTACGGCAGTTTTATTTTCATCTAGACCGAGTTCTTTTCTAGCTGAACTCGTATCTCCCATTAATATGCTCTGTACAGCTTGTTTGAGCTCTTCTTTGTTTGAAGCAGCTTCTACGCTACCGTAAAATTCATTATCCCACTTTGATGCTAATTGTGATTTTGGGTTAGCGAAATTTTTTCTGTACCAACCTTTAACTTTCATCTTCATCAAATCAAAGTCTTCTGCTTCTTTATCTTGTGGGCTTAGTAATGGTCCACCAGGTCTTGGTTTCATATACTCATCGTCCTCTATGTTTTCTTTTATGACTTTTTCGGTTCCTATTACTCCTTTATCTGGCATTACTTTAACGCCCTTTGGCTTACCTTTTCTATTTTCTTTCTTAGACGCCTTCGTGTTAGCCTTATCAGCTTTGAAGCCCTTAGGCTTTCTCATCGCATTCTTCTTATCTACCAATTCTTTTTTTAGCTCTGTAGCTTCAAGCTCTTTGTCCTGTTTTTCAACCTTCTTTACGTTTGCTACTATCTGATCGTCGTACGCATTTGGATTCTTTTTAAGCTTCCTTGCCACTTTCTCTTTTACCTTATCGATTGTAGTATTGTCGTAAGTCTTTTCTTTCTTTAGCTCAGCTTCCATGCCCTTTTTAACAGCATAGGGAGACATTCTATCGAGTATTTGTTCTGCGTCAAGCTTGTGTGCTTCGTTTACAGGCTCTGATTTGTTTAATTGTCCACTTTCTACTTTTTGTTCTGCTTTTCTCACCAAACTTGCTATTCTTTCTACAGAATCTTCAATAGGTATATCAAACATTCCGACTCCTAAGTCTATTTCTCTACCACCCTCATCAGGAAGCGCTTGTAGTACGCGTTTCTTACTTTTATATAGTCCAAAAAGTTTCTTTGTTATCTCGGTAGTGTAGTATTTAAAACTTACGTCTATGGTAGAGAATTCATCAAATCCCTTATAATCTCTTTTTTTCAATTCATAATCTGATGGACCTACAAACATTGTTAATGTATTTCCATTTGGAAAAGTTTTCCATGCAAATAACGTTTTATAACCTCCATATGGATCTATTTCTGTTTCAAATCCCATAGATTCTAACTTTGCTACTAGAGGTTGAACTAGATCTTTTAGTGTAGCTTCATCTATAGTTGTAACTGGGGGAGCGTCAAAGAAAGCTCCACTAACTTCTTTAGTTATGTTTTCGGACACAAGTCTTTTGCTCTTCAATATGTTTACAGCGTCAGTAAAAGAAGTCACAGGGCTAATGAACTGTGGAAACTGTCTGCGGGCTTCCCTAACGAAATATTCACGGGTTGTCTTACCCTCTTGTAGCTGTTGATAAAGTTTGGTTATGTTTGTCATACTAATAAATATGTTAAGTTAGCGTCCTTGCCCTTGATAAGTCCTTTCTTTTCTGTCGTGTTTGTTGTGAGACTTCTGAGCTTTTCCTTTCTTTCTTTTGCCGAAACTTATTTTACGGCTCTCTCCTGCTGATTTTGCTTTTGCCATTTTTACTTTATGCTTTTGTATTTTTTGTATATCTCGCTGATGGATATTTGAAGCTTTTCCATCAATTTGTTTGTGTGACTCTTGTACTCCTGTAGACCAAGCTCTTCCTTCATTGTCTTAACGTAATCTATCACCTTCTCAGCTTCGTACAGCTTCTTTCTAACCAGCTTCATCGCTTCGTGCATCTGCTGCTCTTTGCTTCTGGTAACTGTTTCTTTTTTGAATCTGTGATAGTTCTCGTTTATTTGACTTTGGCTACTTATAATAAAATCAGCTATTTCTACAGCATTTTTTAATCCACCTAACTGACTATATTTTATAGGTCCTTTATATCCAAGTTCTTTTCTAAGATAATTAGCAAAATCTACATGGAATTCAAGACGTGGAAGCTGTTTACCTATCTTTTTTTCTATAGCCACTAATAATTTTAATCGTTTGATGCGATTTTCATATGCACTCATTACAGAATAGTCGTTCTTTTGATGGGCAACTGATAGGAGGTTTTCTACTCTTTCTAGCTCTTGAGCGTTGGAATCAGAGTGATTTTCGTTTTTAGTGCTTTTCTCGTAAGTGTCTGTGAACCAATCGTAATCGTCTTCATCGTCGTCTTGTTCGTACGGTTCGTAAATATCATCGTCGTTGTATGTTTGCTCGGCTTCATCTATATCTAGTCTTGGCTTCTCTTCGAAGTCTTTTATTCCTGCTGGTATGGTTATGTCCGACTGGTGATATATAGACTTTGTGTTGTTTTTGAACTGAAGCGTAAAGTACTTTCCGTCTTCTGTAACGTCTACTATTTCGCCTATTTTATTGTGATTTACGTTACCCTTCATCGTCACCTTAGCTTTGTCTCCAACTTCAAAACCCTCGTTTACTCCCCATAAATCGCTGTATTGGAATCCTCCTGTGTCTTTAGTGTGACCCGGTCTAAAGCCCTTAAGCTTCTTGTATCCTGATAGTTCGTCCTCGGTAAAAGGGTTTCTTTTCTTTTTGCTTGCGTGTAAGGAAGCATTGTAAGCTCCGTCTGCGCCTGTTACATTTTGCTCGTCAAACGATGATTGCTCTTCCCTAAGTTTTAAAGTAGCAAAAGAGTTATTGAATGGCTTCATGTTTTACTTCTGTTTTAGTATGTCTATGAGCTCTATGTATTGTAACAGATTTGATATAGCGTCGTCTTTTATTGACTCGTTTTGCTTTATTGGATTAAGAAGCTTTATCGTTTCGTTTAGCCTTATTACTGTTACTTTGTCTTCTATGCCCTTTTTGATCTCAACCAATTCTGTTTTGATTTGTTTTATCAATCCGTTCAAATAGTTCTTAAGACTTTCAGTTTCTGATATGTTGTTTATGTATTCTTTCAACACCTCTTTCTGTCTTTCTGAGAAGTTGTTGTACTTTGAATTGAACTTTTCTACCATTAACTTGTACGCCAACAGTCTGATTTCTTTGTCCTCTTTCATGAGATCTTGAACCATAGTAGCGCTGATGGGTTTATTTTTTAACTCCTCGTCCGTTATGTGTTCCAAGAGGTTTATCTTATTCAGCAATACCTGCTTTGTGTCAACTGTTTGACTGTATTGCGACTCAAACACAGTGTATATAGATGCGTAAGTCTTATAGTTGTCTATCTTAGCTTTAAAGAAGTCGTCTATGTTATAGTTGTTCTTTATCTCTTTTATGAGGTTGTATTTTTCTCTGTTCAACTTTTCGTTGTCAAGCTTCTTTCTCTGTTCTAACACAGTGCTTATGAACATCTCTGCTTTTGACTCAGATAGTTTCTCTGTTGTGTTGAACATGTTATAAAGTTGGTACTCTTTGCCCAACTCGGTGTTGACAAAATACTTCTTGAGTATCTTAACGGCTTTGGTGTCTTTGTTTTGTACCAAATCGGCGGTAGTTTGTCTAACTAGTAGTTCAAAGAGTATCGCCGGGTTTCTGTATTTGCTGTGTTTAACTGCCATATTGCGTTAATAGTCTATCTATAAATATAACAAATAATTACTCGGGATCTTGTAATATGTTACTTTCGTCTAAAAGATCTGTGGATTCAAATAGCTTCACTTTTCTTTGAGACTTATTAGCTATCTTATCAAGCATTTGTTTATTTTTTAACAACTCTGCCATAGTGCTTTCTAACGCTAATGGTCCTCCTCTGTATTCTGGCTTGAGTTTGTCTTCTCCTGTTTCCGCATTTGATTTTAGATCGTACACTCCCATTCCGTCTCTTCCAAAAGGACTCGCATCTGTTCCATGCTTAGATTTGTACTTCTGTGGTCTACCTGGTGATTCGTATTTTTCTTCTGGTTTATTCTCATCATATCCTGTTGGTACGTCTAGAGACATGTCGCCCTTTCCACCGTATAGGCTAGCCAATTGGTGTGGAGTACCGAAAGCTTGACCTGTTTCTGCTGGATCGTTGCCCTCTTCCGCAATTTGTTTGTATCTAAATGCTCTCTTTTGATCTTCAAGTATCATGTCTTCGAGCTCTAAGTATTGATCTTCAGAGAAGTGGAATACCTTATCGTATATGTAATCTCTAGGTAACAACTGTCCGTCCATAGCTTGTTTTGCTAAGTCTATCTTCTCTTTGAATAGCGCTACTCTTTCTTGATCGTATATTATCGATGGATTTGTTAGTGATATGGTGAAGTTAGCTGCTGACTCGTTTGTGTATCCGTGAGCATATAGGTGAATCAAGCCTATCTTCGTTAATTCAGACACGATGATACGTTGTATGCGCTCAACCGTTCTAGCAAAGCGTATATCTTCCGCGGCTAATGTTGCTTTACCCGTTAAGTCCTTTTCGTATCCCATGAACGCTTTTGGTATCTTCAACGCTGCAAATAACTTTTCTCTAAAGTATGCCACATCTTCGATACCGTTGTAATCAAGACCTTTTGCTGTGTCTATCCTTGTGGTCTGATCGCTACCCCTAACAGGAATAACGAAGTCCTCAAGCATATTCTGTACGTTGTATTTTAGGTTGTAATTACCAGTTTGTGGGTCCATCAAAGGAGTCTTCTTCATCTTATTCATCATCCTTTGAATGTAGTTTTCCACTTCAGTTGGAGGTATAGCGCCAACGTTAACGTAAAACACTCTACGCTCTGGTGCTCTAACAATCCTGTGAATCAACATAGCGTCTTCTATGAGTGTATACTGTTTAAATAGTTTTCTTGCGGGCTCTAGGTAAGATCTACCGTAAGGCAAATAGTTAACGTCTCCTGTCAATCTGAAGTGCGCCATCTCGTAGTTATCGAACCATATACCGGCGTCTTGGTTATTGAACGCTGATGAGTAACCAGTGGTAGATGCGATAGCTGCGTTTGGATCGTATTTGAATCTTACTTCTGAAGGATTTTCTGGATTGTATCCCTCTTGTCTAACTATGTTGTAAGCCGAAAACGGGATTACGTTGTAAACTCCGTACTTCTCTGCCATTTCAAGCTTTAAATAAAAATCACCGTACTTACACATGTTTCTTATCCATCCCCAAAGGCTAAATTCGATGTTTAGAATTGAATAATAAAGAT